CTTATTTGCAGCGGGCCATTTATGACCCGGACGCCCCCAACGCCACACCGGAGGAGATTGCGCAGAGTGCCATCATGGGCGCGGTGGCCGCCGGAGTGCTCCAGGGCGGCCTAGAGCTGCCGGGGGCGATTTCTAATGCGGCGTCCGACATCAGAACCACTCGGAGGGCTATCGGGAGCAACGAGGACATTACCCAGAGAGCCACCGCCAATATCCAGGCGGGTCAGAACATGGCCCGGTATTCCAGCGGAAATCCGCTGGCCGTTACCTTACCGACGGTCGAAGAGGCCAAAAGTGGCCTCTTCCTGCCCGGTTCCCCCGCCTATCAGCAGGCGGATAACCGCATGCCGGGCGAGCAGGTTATCCGGGCGGAACTTCCTGGAGCTGGGCAGAAAAATGCAGATGTGGAACCTCTTGTTTCAATAGATAATATACGCCGGTATCAATCTGCAATCGACGGCGTTTTTATGGGCACGCTTCCTACTGGCGCCGATATCGTGCTCGGGCAGACGCCATCCATTCTCGCTGAGTATGGAGCGCCTGCGCTTGATCTGCACATGCGGCAAAGCGTCGCAAGGAAAATTGCATATCCATCCGGATATATGGGTGGAAAGCATAATCTTGGGCTATCAGCGCTTAAAAATCTCCCTTATCAACTTGCAGACCCCATTGCAATTATAGAGAACCCGCAAAGCAATTCGAGAGGTCTTGCGAGTAAGATCGTTCTTACAGAATGGAACGATTTGGACGGAAAACCTGTTATTATTCCGATCCACCTAAATGCACAGGGTGCAATTGATGTTCAAAACGATGTTGCATCTGCATTTGGGGCGGATTATATCCAAAGAATCATTGGTAATAATGGCGAAAATGTGCTGTATACAAAAAATAACGAGGACATTTATCAGCTTCTTTCCAAAGGGCGTCCAGTGCCCCAGGCGATGGCTGATGATGTCCTCGCTAGAAACAGTATACCCCCAGCCGGGCAGGATGTCAACCTACAGCAGGGCGATCGCGGTGAAACACAGGATACGCCCAGGGAGGGGCCTGGGCCTGCCTTTGAGACAGGCCCGGAGAGTTCCGTCGGCGCGGCTCGGAAGGGCTTCGACCCCTGGTCGGAGTTCCAGGGCACCAAGAGCGAGTTCTTCCCCGAAGGGGCCAACGCGGCCCGCCCGGTGGACGTGCCCACCACCGACCCGCAGGGGCGGCCCATCCGCAAGACCGCCTCCACCTCCATGGGGGCAAAGGCTATTCCCGACGAGGCGGTGGGCGACATTCAGAACATGGTGCTGCGCGGGGAGCTGTCCTATGACCGAGTGAGTGACAGGGCTTCCATTGACCGGGCCGTGAAAACCATTGAGATGAAGGGATATCAGCGGGCGCTGGAGGAGTTCTCCACCCAGGTGCGCAAGGGCTTAGTTTCCAAGGACATTGCCACCCTGGGGCAGCAGCTTCTGGTGAATGCAGCCAACGCGGGAGACGGGAAGGCCACGGCGGAGTTGCTTTCCCTCTACGCGCAGATGGAGACCACCGCCGGGCAGGCAGTACAGGCGGCCTCCATCCTGCGCAAGCTGGCCCCCAGCGACCAGCTTTACGCCGCCCAGCGCATGGTAATTGAGCTGGAAAAGGCCATCCAGAAAAACTACAAGGATCTGGAGATCACCATCGACCCGGCGTTGATTGAGGAGTTCAACCAGCAGACCGACCAGACGGGCCGGGACGCAGTGCTGGATAAAATCAAGGATAACGTGGCCGCCCAGGTGCCCGCCACATGGCAGGATAAATGGAACGCCTGGCGGTACATGGCGATGCTCTTTAACCCCAGGACGCATATCCGAAACGTCGTAGGCAACGTCGGATTTCAGCCGCTGCGCTGGACAAAAGACCGGGTGGCGGCAACCATCGAGGCGGGGGTCTCCAAGGTCAGTGGCGGAAGGCTGGGACGCACCAAGTCGTTCGCGGCCAATCCCGCGCTCTATAAGGCTGCGTGGGCCGATTGGGCAAACGTGCAGGACGTGCTTTCCGGGAACAAGTATGACGACATTCGAACGGAAATCAACAGCCGCCGCCGTATTTTCCGAACCGCCCCTCTGGAGGCGGGCCGCAAGATAAACTCCTGGGCCCTGGAGGCGGAGGACGCCATTTTCAAGCGTATCACCTACGCCGACGCTTTGGCCGGCTATCTCCAATCCAACGGCGTGACAGCGGAGCAGATGCGGAACAACACGGTGGACGCGCAGATTCTCAGCCGGGCGCGGGACTACGCGGGGCGGGAGGCACTGAAGGCCACCTATCAGGATCGGAATATGGTATCGGATAAGGTGGTGCAGATCGCCCGCGACCTAGGGCCCGCCGGTGAGGCCGTCCTGCCCTTCAAGCGCACCCCGGCCAATATCCTGGTGCGGGGCATGGAGTACAGCCCGGCCGGGCTGGCAAAGGCCCTGACCTACGATCTGATACAGGTAAAGCGCGGCAGGATGACGGGAGCGGAGGCCATCGACCACATCGCCTCCGGACTCACCGGCTCGGGGCTCATGGCGCTGGGCGCGTACCTGTTCGCCCAGGGGATTGTCACCAGCGGCGGCGGGGACGACGAGGGGCAGGACGCCATCAACGACCTGACGGGCGTACAGAATTACGCGCTGAACCTGCCCGGCGGCGGGAATGTCACGCTGGACTGGCTGGCCCCGGAGGCCCTGCCCTTCTTCATGGGCGTGGAGCTGATGGACTCCATGGGACAGGGGGGAAACACGGCGGAGGGCATTTCCACCGCCCTGAAGTCCATCTCCGACCCCATGCTGGAGCTGTCCATGCTCCAGTCCCTCAACGATGTAATTGACAGTGTTTCCTTCTCGGAGAACAAGCTGGGGGCGTTGGTCTCCTCCGCGCTGGTCAGCTACTTCACGCAGCCAATCCCCACCTTTGGCGGACAGATTGAGCGCTCCGCCGAGGACGTGCGCATGACCACCTACACCGACAAGAACCTGCGGCTGCCCACCGATATCCAGTACGCCATCGGGCGGGCCAGCGCCCGGATTCCAGGCTGGGACTACCAGCAAGTGCCCTATATCGACGCATGGGGGAGAGAGGAGAAGAGCGGGACGCTGCCCATGCGGGCGATGGACAACTTCCTGAATCCGGCCTATACCTCTAGTATGCAGGTGACGGACGTAGACAAAGAGATTCAACGGCTCTACAACCAGACCGGAGACGGCGGCGTGGTGCCGGATCGGCCGCAGAAGTACATCACGGTGGACGGCGAGCGGGTGGATCTGACCGGGGAGCAATATGTGGAATATGCCACGAAGCGAGGGCAGACACAGTTTAAGCTTCTGGAGGAATTGCTGGACAGCAGCCTGTACCGAAGCCTTGGAGACGAGGAGAAGACCCAGGCGGTGAGCAGCGTGTATAACTACGCCGATATGCTAGGGAAGGCTGCGGTCAGTGATTATCAGCCGGAAGATTGGGTAGCGGAGGCCCAGAACGCAAAGAAAGAATTTGGCATTTCGACATCGGAATATCTTCTGCTGCGTGGGCAGTATGGGGGCTCTCTCCTCAGCGGAAAGAAGGTGCGGGAGGCATATCAGGCCGGTATGCCGGCACAGGACTATCTGCACTGGGCCGTCCAGGAAAAGGATACGGACGGAAGTGGAAGGACGAACCAGGCTGAGACCATCGCCGCCATTGAAACCAGTGGCTTGAGCCAGGAGGAAAAGGATGTGCTCTATGCCGTGGAACAGGTATCGGATGCAGGGCGCCGGAAATGGGAGCGGGCACGAGACTGGGGCCTGAGTGTTGAGGACTACCAACGATATTATGCTATCTATTCCGGAGACGGAAAGAAGGAGGAAAAGCTGACAGCATTGCAAAGGGCCGGTATGACTGCGGCCCAGGCAAACTATTTCTGGAGCCTTATGAGCAAGAATTAGAAAGGAAGGTACTTACCATGAAAGAACGACTGTCCAGACTGCTGACCGTGAAGTCCATCGTCACCCTTATTCTGACGGTGGTATTTGCTTATCTTTCCGCCAGTGGGATGGTGGGCATCGACCAGTTCCTTACCGTGTTCACCGTTATCATTGCGTTCTACTTCGGAACACAGGCCGAGCGGGCACAGGGGAAGGGGGCGTGACCGATGTCGGAGCACGAGTGCAGCGGGACGGACTGCGCTTCCCTCGTCCGCATCAAGGCACTGGAGAGGACGCTGGAGGACGAGAAGAAGGAGCGCTCACGCTCTCACGAGAAGATCTACAACCGCCTTGGGGCCTTGGAGCGTGGTATGACGGCTGTTACCACCCAGTACAGCCAGATCATTGCACAGCTTGCCACCATGTCCGCTGATATAAACGCCCTGAAAGAGAAGCCGAACAAGCGCTGGGAGACAGTGATCACGGCCATCATCACCGGAGTGGTTGGATTCCTCTTGGCCAGGCTTGGAATGGGGTAAAGGCATGTCAATGGCCCGCGTGCGGTTCCAGGAGCGTTTCTGACCTCAGAAATGAAGCTGGCAATCCAGAAGGCGAACTGGGGCTGATAGCACGAGAAAATGGTGGATGATGTGGCCCACATAAGGGTCATGCTCGACCAATACAGGCTATAAAGAAAGCGCAGGGGTCAACGCCCCTGCGCTTCTTGTTCGGCTTCGACCTGTAGTTTTTGCCAGGCGGCCCGACTGATATTGTAGACGGTTTGACGAGAACACCCTAGCTTGGCGGCGATAACTGGCTTGGATTCTCCGCGCATCAGAGCCAGCAGCACCCTTCGCTCCCGGCTTCGGCGGGGGAACAATTTATAAACCAGAGCAAGAAAGTCCTGGTCCTCATAGGATTGGAGAGCTGCAATGTTCTCCTCGGATGGAATGTCCTCCTCCAACGAGTCATCCGGGTGTATCGAGCGTATGTAATCAATAATGTTGCAGCGGATGCAGCGGCGGGCCAGAGGCTCAAAGGGACGGTTTCCGTCCCACTTTTTGGTTGCTTCCCATAAACCGATCAGACCATTTTGTAGGGCGTCTTCGTCTTTAGCTGCCTCATTGGAGACAGAATAGGCCACGGAGCGTACCAGATAGCGATATTTGATAATAAGGGCCTCCTGCTCTGCACGGTTCAAGGGCTATCCCTCCTTCGGCGGGTCTGGGAGGGGCATCCAGTGGGTGATTTTACCCGCACTGGGCCCAATATCCGTCATCCATTCACCCCACAAAATCCAACCTACAGATGTTCCAATGCGCTCACAACGCACGATAACTCTCTGCTGTTCCTCCGGCAACCTCTCCTTGACGCTGATCCACTCACTCATGCTGTCCGCCCTCCCCGTCGTGGATGGAGCCCTCCATATCCAAAAACTTCTGGCACATGGCCGCAGCCTGAATGGCCTCGCAGGCTGCGTTGATGGCGTTTTGTTTTAAGCATCTAATATCTTCATTGGCCGGAAGGTCACTTGTGATATTTCCCCAAGCACACTCCAAGAGTAGTTTCATCTTGCTTACCTCTTCTTCGGCCTCTTCTGCTTCTTCTTTTAGCACCGCCCACCCCTCATGCTGGCTGTGGAACTGCGGAAACCGCTCATTGGCGGCAGCCAGCTCAACGTCCACCAGTTGCCTGACGTTGGCTAATACAGCGTTCATTTCGCACCTCCGATGATTTCGTCCAGCTTAACGCACAGGCCGAGGGGCAGAGATGGGAACAAGTCACTGTTGATGTTTGCAATATGCCCGCCATGGTCGTTGCTCAGGGCAAGCGCACAAGCATTCATTCGAGCCAGATCGCTAGCTTCGGGGAACAGTTTTTTCGCCGCTTTTGCAAGTTCCACCTCCTGCTGCGTCCAGCGGGGCTTTCGGATGATGCGGTCGGGGTGGTTGATAATTACAGCCAAATCATCCTCATTGTAGCAAGGGTTCCAGAGATCTCCCGTCTTATAATATCGCTTCCCGTCTGCTCCAATCTTGAAGGCGCCTCTATTTACCTGATTTGCGCCGAAATCGTATGTAAATTCTTCGCCTACCTCAACACCCAGCACCTGCGCAATTCTTGGTTTATTCACTTGTTGTCCTCCTCCTTGATTTTCAGGTACTTTTCGATGGCTTCGTCTAGGTTGGCCTCCTTGTCACGTTCGATGCAAAACCGAATATATTCCTCGATAAACTTCATGTCATTTTCGGCACCCTTGATTTTTCCCTTCCAGCCACAGGAGGGGCAGTAGAAGATATCTCCGCGTCCTCCATTTCCGCAGTTTCTGCCGCAGTTAGGGCACTCTGCATCAGCAAACATCAGATTAGCCATGGTCGGCCTCCTTTCGCTGGCCGTAGGAGCAGAAATCATCCGGGCCAAAGTTAATGCTAAACGACGCTCCGCCCTCATGGTCTGTTGCAACATCATCACTCTCACATTCCATGGTATAGTGATTGAACCACTTACAATCCCGGCACCTGACCACAGGCACGGCGTCGATGGTGGGCAGGCTATCAAACATCCGCTGCATGACAGCTCCAGTCACCCCATCACCACCAAAGCACTCTCTGGCTTTATCCGCATCAACTAGTTTCATGCTCGTCCTCCTTCTCCTTTTCCTGCTCCCTCCGCAGTGCGTCCTCGGCTTCCTTTGGGGTATCCCCAAATACACACCCGCTGTCCATATCCTGTAAAACATTGATGGCGCTTGCATAATGGGCTTTTGCCGGTTTGGGGAAGCGCGCACTGCACATATACACCCATCTCGGAGGCTTGAATGGCAGCACCACGCACCGCCCTTCATCGTCGGCCTGCTTGAGTTCGCGGAGGCGGTCAATGGGGCCGAGAGCACGATATTGCTCTAACTCTTGCTTGTCCAATCTTAGGCCGAAAACCTCACCCTTAAGTTGTTCAATTTCTCCTGGCTCCAAGCCAGTCTCCTCATAGGCTGCGAGGCGGTCAACGTGCGGACCGTAATCTTCTCTTCCTTCGGCATCGATAGCTACAAACCATTTTCCACCACCATGCCAATTGTCACACCAGTATGTCAGTCTATCCATGCTCACCCCTCCTCCGGCGGCCCATCAAAGGCCGTCCAGTATCTATTATACAGCTCCATTGCAAACGGCTTGATGTGCTTGCAGTACAGATATCCATCCCTGCACCCTTCTGCAATCTCCAGGCCGCCCCATTGGAGCTGGGCTATCCCTGTTCCCTCAATGTAGATTGCGGTCTCCTGGGTGATGGATTCCAGCTCTGCGCGGGTGTATTGGTGTCTCATGGCGATACCTCCGGCGGGCGGCTGGCAATTTCATTTGCCCTGTTGCAGATACTTTGCAAAGTGCTATTCTTGATTTTCCCGTGCGGTGACTCCCGCAGCTCCTCCATCGTCAGCGGCTCGTTCGGCTGGGCAGCTTCCGCCAGATTTTCCATTTCCGCAAATTTCTTTGAGTAGTCTGGTTTTTCCAGCGTATACCCAGCAGCAAAAATTTCCAGTAGTTGCTCCGCTGTAAAACCTGTTACGATCTGGAGCTTTGTGTACAGCTCGTCAAGCTCTCTCACTCGATTCACCCACTCGTTCGGCGGGGTGAGGGTGGGCGCAGTGCCTGTTCCGTTTCTTGCTCCGCAGCGGCGGCAGAAAATAAAATTTTCGCTGAACGTTTGCTCCCCGAAGTCCTCTCGGAACTCATGATAATCGTGGCAATTCGGGCAGATATATTGAGTTGTACCCTTTTCTGTTTCTC